CTGAAAAAACTGACGTTCACTGGAGTGGTCGGTTTAGCGTTGCACCAATGCTCGATAGGATGTATCGTTTTTGAAAAACAATTGGTTATGTGTTTTGTGGGAGCCTATTGGGAACCTATCAAAAGATTTTTTGTCATAGCAGTGTGAGATGCAAAACACTGTGATGGTCGCTTTGTTGACATCGCAACTTCTGCAGGTATAATTCGCCACCAATTTGTAACCTGTGTATATGTACAGTTCTTTGCTGGTTATAAACACAGTGAATTGCTCTTGCAATCTTCCAAAATTTTTTTGTTCGTGCTAGGTTGAGATAACAGTGATGATACTGTTTGCACATTCAGTGTAATGAGGAGGGTGGTTATGTACAGCCCGGTACAAATAGCCAATAAATTCATAACGTTGGGAAACCAACATCATAATCCTCTGACCCACATGCAACTGCAGAAGCTTACTTATATTGCACATGGTTACTATTTAGCATTAACAGGTAAGCCTTTGCTCAATGAATGTGTCTCCGCGTGGAAGTACGGTCCAGTTATTCCTGGAATGTACGATGCTTTCAAAGATTATGGGAATAAACCTGTTACGAATGTAGCAGTAGCTCCTTTTGGTGGCATTGTTACTATGGATCCACAAGCAGAGAGCATTATAGGGGCTGTTTATAAATTTTACGGCTCGAAAAATGGAATTGAGTTATCAACTCTAACTCATATGCCTGGTACGCCTTGGTCACAAGCTTATAATGGTATTGGCTCGTCAATCATCTCAAATGATGCGATCAAGGCTTATTATCATGATTTATTGAATAACCGACAGCAATGTCAGGGCCTCTGAAAAAGTAATATTCAGGGATGACATGTCTCACAATTCAGATATCTATAAACTTATCGGAGCGGCCGCAGGTGTTGAAAATGGTCGCTCTGAAGCATCCTTAAACTCTACTGACAGTCAAGAACAGATTTTTAAATCTGCATTTGAGCCGTCTAATCATGAGAGCGACGATGATTCTTCTTCAGAAAATAAAGCTATTCTGGAGGCAGAAGAGTTTGGTTCTAATACTGGTGCATTGCATGAGTTTATGCAGCAGAACAGAATGGACAGTCTTCAAGCTCAGCTTGATATGCTCAAATCACAAGTACGGGATAAGATAGCTGACGCAACTGGTAAAGAAATAGACAATGAGCTTCGGACAAAAATGGCCTCATTCACGGTTTGGTTTATGTCGTGTTGGTGCTTATTCGTTGTCGCAATGTTTACATCGTTTCTTATTGCACATGAAGGAAAGCCTCCAGTTGAAGCGATCGTTGCATTACTAGGTACAAGTACAATTAGTATTGTTGGTTTGGTTGGTTTCGTTGTTAGTGGATTGTTCAAATCAAGAAAAGATAGTGATAAAGAAAAATAACCCGTACATATACGGGTTATCCATAGTTTTAGTTTAGTTATATTTTTGTTTTTCCGTTCTGACTTTTTCCCACTCAGCTCGCCCTTCTTCCCGTCTTTTGTCAATATATTCCGCAAGATCCTGAATGTTGATGCAGCGTTTTGCTTTTTGTGATGTACCGATGCGATATGTAGGTACAGGCAACTTACAAGCGTTTGCTTTTGCTTCTGCTGTGGCTGGACTCATACCAAAGTATTTTTGACTAACTGCTGAGAGTTCAATGTTTGGGGTATTGAATTCAGCCATCAGTAAAAACAAGGTGTTCATAATTTTCTCCATCAAAACCGGCTGCACCCGGGAAAATCATAATTCTGTGCTGGTGGCAGGAATTAGCTTCTGCCAGATAGCGGAAACATATTTTGCCTGATGACGGGCATCAGCCAGGGCGTTGTGCCGTTCTCCATCGAAAGGCATGTCCATTTTTGGGTCGAATCCGATGGAACGCCCAAGCGTAACGATCGTGCGTACATCGTGGTCATTCCAGTACGCCCACGGGCAGATTTGTCCTGCTCGCTCGTAAGCTCCACGTAAAATTACGTTGTCGAAGGTGGCCCCGTTACCCCAGACTTTTAAATATTTTGTATTGTCTGCATGCTGATTAATGAAATGGCTCAGTTCAGAGAGTGCATCGCTGATCGACAAAGTATCATCAATACAGATTGCAGCTCGTGCTTCAGAGCTCTGTTTCAACCACCACAGGATGGTATCGCCGTCAGGTGTAGCTCCTTGCCCCATAGCACTTTCCAGGCTAACAACCGTATAGAATTCTTGTCCGATGTCTCCGGTTTCTGGAGTGAAGAACACCGCGCCAATGGAAACGATCGGTGCATCCTTATTTTTCCCCATCGTCTCAAGGTCGATCATTAAGTTATTCATTACTTCACCTCCTGCGGCGGTTCCGGTAGCGGCATCCAGTGGGTTACTTTCAATGCCGGTTCTTCCCCATCGTCAGTAACTGCCCACCATTTGTTTCTCGAACAATCGTAATACCCTTCGAAGGTATCGCACTCAGTCCAGCCGTAAGACTTACCCCAACACCAAACATATTGTTTATCGTTCGGCATTCGCTCACTACAGCTTATCCAACCATCCGGAGTTACCGGATAGTTGCGCATTGCGACCTTTAATGCCTCATAGAAGCAACCTTTCAGATTGTTGAACTGACGCCCATTAAGAGGACCGTGTTCAGTAAGCATGTTGTGTAATTTCCATGCCGCGTCGTTTACTTCGTTGGATGACAGGGGAGGCAACTTGTAAGTTTGGCTTACAGGTTCGGCACCATGAAGCATGGCGGCACGACAGGCGTTCCAGCCTCTCACCTCTGCAATAGCGGCAACAGCATCGACCGCGTACATTTTAAGAGGGTTAGGCATTGGTTTTTCTTCAGGTACTACTGGAATGGGTGGGGCGGCGTAGACCTCAATAATTCCATTATCAATAGGCCATTCTCCATCCTTGAGGTAGTCACTTGTGCCGTCAACTTGCTGTTCTGCAATGTGGAATGCACCTATTGGTTTTGCCTCAAGCGAGGCCAGTGCAATTCGTGCCAGTTCTAGATCTCGTTCAACCATCTCAAGAACAACTTTGCAGTCCGCACCTTCTTTGCTAACACGTCCTTTCAAGTTTTCCAGATAACTAACGCTTTCGCGTGCATGGGAGATTAACTGTTCTTTGGTAAAGGTGGTCATTGATAGCCTCTACTTATATTTTGGGGTTCGATCACACATAAGGAATCCAGTCACGTATGAGTAAGCACAATCCCACTTATCCCCCTTGCTGATAGCAACTCCTTCACTTAATCCACGGTTATAGCCAGCACTCTCACCGATGCAAATGCCGCCAAAACCAAAAACAAATGCGATAACAATGGTGTAAAGTTGTCTCATGCCTTCTCCTGCTGGCTAATAACTTCGTGTTCTCTACTGCTCTCCAACACTGATACAGCCTGGAAAGCCTCTTTAAGCACCCAGTCAACCGCGTCTTTCCATGCTCCGGTTTCGACTGGCGGATTTTCACGCTTAACCTGTTCATAGAAGCGCACTGCTTTAACCAGTCCATCAGGTAGCAGTGGCGCTGGCGGAGTGGTATAAAGTTTTCGACATTTGTTTATCCAACCGGCATGGTCAGGCGTGTCTGTAAAGCGCAAATCGTCTTCGTAGCCCTCACGACTACGTTCTTTCCATTCCGTCCACGGAACACCGCTATTCCAGGTGGGGCGAGTGCAGGACTGATACAGAACAGGTTCTGCTTCCAGCGATGCCAGTGCAATTTCATAAGCACGGCGCTCAATATCGTCTCGAACCTCCAGGCTGCTGATACGCTCTTTGATTTCTTTAATCAGTTCTTTATCGGTAAATGTGGTCATTATGCTCCAGCCTCCGGTGCTTTTGGCATTACTGCCCAGTGAGTGATATTGACGCTTTCAATGTCCCCGACCTGAAATGTCCACTGCCATTCTCCGGTTTCTTTTTGTCCCCAGGTGTACCAGAGAGAACGCCAGCCAATCAGCCAGCCTTCTCCGTTAGCATCAAATAACAGAACACTTTCATTTGCTGGTGGTAGTTCAGCTGACACTGGTATTATTTTGTTTTCCAGTGCCGCACATTTAGCTTCAAGCGCATCGAATTTACGTACCAGGTACTCAGCATTTGTTTCGTTCACTTTCAGATCTCGCGGTACACATTTCCCGCGAAGAAACCCTTCCATTTCGAAAACATTCATGCGCATTTGCGTAACTCCGATAACTCGTTAAAACGTTCCATAAACATCCCGTAGGCATGGCCTGGAGCCAGTGGAATCACTTTGAACATCTCTGTTGCCGGGATACCTTCCAATACAGGCCAGAAAGAGCCATCATCAAGTCCGAGATCGCGGCGTTCGGTTGCCAGCATGATGAGATCGGCATATTTCACTGGCGTGCTCATAACAGGAGGTAACCCGTATTTCTCACGGATTACGGCGTCTATTTTTTCTTCCATCCGTTTATAGTCAGGAAGAAGGCGTTTCAGTGGTGCGGGGATGTCCTGGCAATACGCTTCTGTTGCATCATGCATTAACGCTTCAAAAGCAAATTCCTGCGGCACCAGCTGGCTGCAAAGCACCGCATGCTGGGCGACACTGTAGAAGTGTGAAAGATGTCCTGCAAAGCGACAGATATTTGAAAGGGAAACCGCGATATCGTTAATCACGATGTCGTCTTTATTTATCTTGTCATAATAAAAATGCTTCCCGGAAAAAGTTTTAATAAATGACATTTTGTTCTCCACGTATATGCGCTGCACCGCGCTGAATTCGGGTAAAAGGAAGCCCTCGCCATCAGGCGATTGTTGAGTCAATTACGTTTCCATAAATGCCCCCGCAGGGGCATTTGCAGCAATGAAATCAGGCGGTGAAAGTACCAATAAAGGTTTCTACTTTGCTGTCTTTGAATTTCTCAACAAGCAGATCACGAAATTCGTTAGCCATTTCTTCCTGGACTGCTTCCAGCTGAATAATGCGCAGAACCAGTACAGGACGATCGCCAGTGATAATGCTGAGGCGTAATTTAAACGGACGTTCTTTCAGACCTTCAAACGGAACGCATTTAAATTCAAATGCCACTGGCATAATATCTTTGGTCTTCGCTTCGACAGACTCCATCAGGGAGCGTTTTCCGCTGAAGTCATTATCTTCAAAATCAGCGGCCTGGTTTGCTTCAATCGTGATTTTACGGACAGCCGCAGCCGCTTTTGTTGCCTGAATAGCGTCACCATTAGCATCAAAGCCTACAAGGTAGTCGGCCCAGTCTTCAATCCATTCTGCCAGTGACTTCTGGGAGTTACGCTCGCCGTTAACAGACAACAGAGCAGAGAACGGTGCTGTCTTTTTCAGTTTGAGAGTGGCGGTGTTATCTGCGTGACCTGGTTCATCAATAGTACCCAGGTTAAGCACACTGACGGCACGCATATTATCAGCATCGATAAAGCAGCGGGTGCCTTCATCTGCAAGATCTTTAGAATAACGGGTAAAGTCATCGATGCTGGCAGTGGAAAGCGCACCACGGAAACGGAAGCGATTTAAATTAAATTTTTCCAGATCATGAATGCGGAAGTTCTCAGGCAATGCCACAGCATCGGCACCAATCTTACTGATAATTTCATTAACACCCTGAGCAGAAATAAGGGCATGGATTTGATTAATTGCGGTTGCGTCTAAGTTCTGAGACATAATAAGTCCTCACTATATAAAGATATTCAGTGATGAGATAAATAATCAGTTAATTAAGAACGATATTAATGACCTGCTGCGCGGAGTTTTCCGTCAGGTTCACCGGCAAGAGTCAGTAATTGTCCCTGGTCTTCCTGCAGAATAGTCAGGCGACCACCGCGATTGACATACATCGGCGTTTCGGTGGTGTCTTCTTCAGAAATTTTCCCGCGGTTAGTCGGGCGAACATATGAGAGTTTGTGTTTGATTTTCACACGGTTCTCATCAAACGGTTCGATTTCCAGGTTGAGCGAGACCTTACCTTTGGTTTTCGTGTTCATCACACCGGAAGCGACTTCACTGAGAACAGCGCCGATTTTGGTTTCAAATACACCGCCGTCCAGCTCCCCGATAAATGCCTGCACATCAGTACTGCGTTCGCTAGCCATTTTGCTGCTCCTCATCATATCGACCCTGCAAGGTCGGTTGGTTTCTCCACAAAACAGAGAAGAACACCTGCGGTGGCAGCCGCCCGGATGGATTGGGTTATGAGCCCGTCGTCCGGTGATGCTCTTCTCTGTTTTGTAAAAAGAGCGGTACCAGCCGGAAGCAAGTGTACAAACTGGTACCGCCAAAGCAGTGGCTGTTGTGGTGCCGGGTGCCTCCCGGTGCCTGGCGAAGGTTGCACACCAGGCGGGTGGGTATCCACAGAAGGTCGACTGTCAGCCTCAACCTTAACCCGCGTGCGCTGAGCCGCATTCACCACAACGCTAAGGATTCTCTCTGGTTGAAAATACTTAGCTGTTATGTGCCTGCTTTTAGCCACATCAGGCGAGGTGGACCTGGTTATTCCCCAACAACAAGGATTCGGTTAATCTTGATACCCCCAATAACATGGTGATTATTTAAGATGGACAAATTTGATAGAAGTGCACAAAGGCAGTTGTTACAAATACTGTATGATGCTCATCCTTATGAAATTTCTGATGATGCGTTGCAGTCTGTTCGTGACGCATTTGGAGATGATAATGTCCTAATTTCGAACTTAATTTATCTCGAAGAACATGGCTTGATTAAGAATGCTCTTGATTATTACTTGGATGGCATAAATATAAATATTCCTGAATTAAGAATTACTAAAGATGGAATTGATTTCATTCGTGATGATGGAGGTCTTAAAGCTATTCTTGGGATTATGACAATAAGATTGCATGATGAGACTCTCTGTGAACTTGAACGTATCATCAATAGTTCTACTTCTGCCACGACTGAAGATAAGAAGAAATTACTTTCTCAGCTTCGAACGCTTCCTGCCGACGCCATAAAACAGCTGACGATTCGATTACTTGGTCAGGGGCTTGACCATCTGCCGGACGTATTTCACGTAATTCAAAAAGCCCTCCATTCTCTGTAAATTCTGATTCTGGTCGGATTAGACAGAATCGTCCCCATCCGATCTGCTTACTAAGTAGAATCCAGAATTCGTCTTGTTGGTTGGTGCTGATAAAAAATCCATTAGGATGAACGTAAGCACAGAATATGACCATAGAACCCTCTTTTGTTACGGGGATACCAGGATTGTTAAAGAGCGAAGCGTCCTATAGGGCGCTTTTTTTGTTGCTAACGAATCATCCTGGACTTCATATGCCCCAGGCGGCTACTTCGTGGGCGTCCTGCCTGTTCGTTATCTTTGATATAAAATCTAACTTAACTTAGTTTTGATGGCAAGAGAAAACACCAAACTTTTCTTAGTTCGGTGTTTTGGTTAGAGAAAAGGGGGGCTAGAGTTCGTATTGAACTCCTTTGACTACACCAATGATGAGGCAATTACCATTGATCGGGATGTTGGGGTACCGGGGATTTAATGGCACTAAAAACTTTTGAGGGCCATCGATAACTAATTTTTTTACTGTGGCTTCGTTTGTTCCATCAAGTCTAGCGATGACTATTTTTCCATGCCGGGGTTCTGCATCAGGATCTACAATCACTGTTGCGCCTTCTGGTATTGTTGGGAGGCCGTTAGGGTTAGTCATGGAGTCGCCTTTAACCTCCAATGCAAATGAGTTATCACCAATCTTTAATGATGTATCTACCCACTTGTCTACTTCACTAAACACTTCTGCTGTCCTGCACTCAGTAAACTGCCCAGCCTGAACCCACGAGATTACAGGAACTCTGCGCATGTTTGTGACGAGTTTGCCTTCAAACTCCGCACCATAAAGAATGTAATCTATTGACGTATTGAAGAACTTCGCTAATTTTGAAAGTGCTTCCCCACCAGGGACATTGATGTCTTTCTCCCAGTACCCCACAGCAACGTCACTTACTCCACAAAATTTACCCAATTCTTTCTGGGACGTTCTGGTAACTCTTCTCAGAGCTTTTATACGCTGACCAACCGTTTCCATAGGAGCACCATTTCTTTAATTACTAAGTAATCTTAGTTTTTATTGACCTAAGATAGATTGATAATTAACATCTAATAAAACTTAGTTTGGAGGGCATATGACGACTGACGATATCGAAAGCTACTTCGGCAGCATTGAGAAAGTTGCTGCTTTTTTCGGCATAACAACTGAAGCCGTTTATCAGTGGCGAAACCGTCCTGGCCAGTTAATTCCAAAAGGACGTGCAGCAGAGGCTGCATATAGAACTTGCGGACGGTTGCCATTTAAACCTGAGCTTTATGAAAAATCTAATGGATAAATCGATTTACAGAAACCACAGATATGAGGGCTTAAACGTGGGTAAAGAACCTGAATGGAAAGTTGATAAGCAACCAGCATGGCTGGTGGCAGCAATACGAAGAACGATTGCTGATTTACCTCATGGCTATGAGGAAGCAGCAGAAATTCTTGGTTTGTATAAATCTGATGATATCACCCCAGCAAAAGATCAATTGCATAACAGACTGCGTAGCGGTGGGGATCAAATTTTTCCACTTGAGTGGGCCATGGTTTTACAGGATGCCAGTGGTACCAGGCATGTAACGGATGCAATAGCCCGTCGTAGTAATGGGGTGTTTGTGCCGCTGGTGGTCATTGATGACATTGACAATGGTGACATTAATCAGCGGCTGATGGAGTCAATAGAATGGATTGGCAAGCATTCCCAGTACTTACGCAAGGCAACTGCTGATGGAGTTATTGACCAAGCTGAGCGTGAGCAAATCGAAGAGAACAGCTACCAAGTAATGGCGAAGTGGCAGGAGCATTTAACACTGTTATTTCGTGTTTTTTGTGCGCCGGAAAAGAGTAACGCCCGCGAGTGTGCAGCTCCGGGCGTCGTGGCGTCGATTGCTTCTGGTTGTGGAGAAACTAACGCATGAACAGTTTAACAACACACTACCGTCGCTCGCAACTGATTGCGCTTCCTGTACCGGGTGGAAAAGCGAAGGTGGAGTATTGCTATGCAGTGAATGTACCAGGTGACAGGGAAATTGTAACCCACAGCTTTGCAGAGTGGGCTGTGGGTGATTTCAACCGGCAGAAGGAGACAGTCCTTTGCGACAAGTTAACCGCTGGTTCAAAGATCACTACGGAGTGCCCGTCAGAGTCATTCGTTGGGAGCCGGAAACACAACGGGTTATCTACCTCCGTGAAGGCTATGAACATGAGTGCTTCAGCCCGCTCGAACAGTTTCGTCGTAAATTCAGGGAAATAGAGGTCGGTCATGAGCCTGTTAATGACATCCCAGCCCATTGTGATAAATCGTGATCTTGCATGCCGTATTGGTCTGAATGAGGCAATTGTGTTGCAGCAGCTTCATTACTGGCTGAATGAAACGAATTCAGGCACTGAGCATGGCGGAATTCGCTGGGTTTATAACACGACAGAACAGTGGCTGGAGCAGTTTCCGTTCTGGTCAGAGTCCACTCTGAAACGCACATTTGCAAGCCTGAAATCACTTGGGGTTTTGCGTCGCGAGCAACTCAATAAATCGAAGCGTGACATGACCAACTTCTACACGATCAACTATGAAAGTGAGCTTTTAGAAGAGGTCAAAGTGAACGAATCCATCAGGTCAAAATGCACTTCTCCATCGGGTCAAAGTGACCTGATGGATGGGCGCAAAATGACACGATCCATTGGTTCAAAACGACACGCTGTCATCGGGTCAAAATGGCCCAATGATCTTACAGAGAATACAACAGAGATTACTACAGAGAATAAAACCTCTTCTCGTCCGGACGCTTCGCAACCGGACACGCAAACGGCTGAACAGGAGTTTTTAACTCGCCATCCTGATGCGGTTGTATTCAGCCCTAAAAAGCGCCAGTGGGGAACGCAGGATGATTTGACCTGCGCACAGTGGCTCTGGAAAAAAATCATCGCCCTGTACGAGCAGGCTGCCGAATGTGACGGCGAGGTGGTTCGTCCCAAAGAACCGAACTGGACAGCCTGGGCAAACGAAATTCGCCTGATGTGTGTGCAGGATGGTCGTACTCACAAACAAATCTGCGAGATGTACAGCCGCGTCAGCCGCGATCCGTTCTGGTGCCGTAACGTGCTCAGCCCGTCGAAGCTGCGGGAAAAATGGGATGAGCTTTCCCTGCGCTTATCGCCGTCCGTCAGCACGTACACCGAAAAACGCGAAGACCCGTACTTCAAATCCAGTTACGACAACGTGGACTACAGCCAGATCCCGGCAGGATTCAGGGGGTGATCATGAGTCTTTTGAATGACGTTCAGAAATTCATTGAAGCCCATCCGGGGTGTACTTCCGGAGACATTGCGGATGCTTTTGCAGGTTACTCACGGCAGCGCGTACTGCAGTCAGCAAGCAAGTTACGTCAGAGTGGGCCTGTGGCTCACCGTTGTGAAGGGGATACACGCAGACATTTCCCGCGCCTGACTGAGAGAGCGCGGGAGGCGGAACCGCAACCAGTTCGTGAAACTAGACCTGTGCGCAATTTCTATGTCGGCACTAACGACCCGCGGGAGATTTTGTGCCTGACCCGCCAGGCTGAAGAACTGGAGTCCAGGGGCTTATACCGTCGTGCTGCAACGGTGTGGATGGCGGCATTCCGTGAAAGCCATTCCCAGCCAGAACGAAACAATTTTCTGGCGCGTCGTGAGCAGTGTTTACGGAAAAGCAGCAAGCGCGCTGTATCGAGTGATGAGTGGTATCTGTCAGGGAATTACGTGGGGGCGTAATGACGACGTTAACTCAATGCCAGCAGCAGGTGCTGGATATGCTGATTTCTTACCAGAAAGAACGTGGCTTCCCGCCAACCAATCAGGAGGTGGCAACCATGCTGGGATACCGTTCGGTGAATGCAGCGGTGGAGCATCTTCGCGCACTGGAGAAAAAAGGCGTCATCACGATAAAGCGTGGCGTGGCCCGGGGGATAAAGCTTCATACCGCGGTGAAGGACGACGACAGCGAGGCGGTCGGGATTATCCGCTCACTGCTTGCCGGTGAGGAAAACGCAAGGCTGCGTGCAACCCACTGGTTACATGAGAGGAGCCTGAAAGTATGAAGCTGATCCTGCCTTTTCCGCCCAGCGTGAACACGTACTGGCGACACCCCAACAAAGGGGCGTTTGCTGGTAAGAGCCTGATAAGCGCGGCGGGGCGAAAATTCCAGAGCGCGGCGTGCGCAGCAATAGTTGAGCAGTTACGTCGTCTGCCGAAACCAACGTCGGCACCTGCTTCAGTGGAGATCGTGTTGTTTCCTCCGGATAACCGGATCCGCGATCTGGACAACTATAACAAGGCGCTGTTTGACGCCCTGACCCACGCGGGTGTGTGGGAAGACGACAGTCAGGTGAAAAGAATGCTGGTGGAGTGGGGACCGGTTATCCCGAAAGGGAAGGTCGAGATCACTATCAGTAAGTACGAGAAACCGGCGGGTGCAGCCGCCTGATTAAGAGGAGAAACGAAGTATGAATAATCTGATGGTCATTGATGGTATTGAAGTTCGTCGTGATGCTTATGGGCGTTACAGCCTGAACGATCTGCATCGCGCAGCAGTAGCATCTGGTGCAAATGCCAGAACCAAGGAGCCAGGAAAGTTTCTTTCCAGCCAACAAACTGTTGAGCTTGTTCATGAATTGACCAACACCCAGAATTTGGGTGTTGACCCGGTGAGTGTGATTCATGGGGGAAATGAACGGGGAACGTATGTCTGCAAGGAACTGGTGTATGCCTATGCAATGTGGATCAGCCCGTCATTCCATCTGAAGGTGATCCGTACTTTCGATATGGTAACCAGCGCACCGGAAAAATTATCCGGACAGGCTGCTGACAAGATGCAGGCTGGCGTGATCCTGCTGGACTTTATGCGCCGGGAGTTAAACCTGTCTAACTCTTCAGTGCTTGGTGCCTGTCAGAAACTCCAGGAGGCTGTTGGCTTACCGAATCTGGCACCGCGCTATGCCATTGATGCTCCTGCTGATGCACACGATGGCTCAAGTCGCCCGACACTGTCACTGAGTGCACTGCTGAAACAGTATGGTATACGCCTGACGGCTAATCAGGCATATCACCAGATGGTGAAACTGGGGATCGTCGAGCAGCGCGAACGATACAGCCGTACCGCGATTAACAACATCAAAAGATTCTGGTCGCTGACAGCGAAAGGCTGCATGTTCGGCAAGAACATCACCAGTCCCGCAAATCCGCGCGAGACGCAGCCGCATTTCTTCGAATCCCGATTCCCTGAGCTGTTAAAGCTGCTCGATACCGTTCATTGAGGTGACCGTGAGAGCACTACTGACCCCTGAAATTGCCCCGCGTATGGGGATCGTATTGTTCAGGCCAGGTTCAGAGCTGATGCCCCTGTTTATGCAGGGGCGTGTCCTGCTGGAGCCTGAGCCGGAGCGTTATTCATCTTTCGCCAGTGGTGCCGTTCCGGCGGCATCACAACCGCTGGCGGATGATCCTGCCGTTCGGGCCGTGTTCCGCAATGAGGCAGTGATCCGTCGTGCTGGTGGCGTGGAATGTCTTGAAAGCTGGTTACTTCGTGAAAAAGGCTGCCAGTGGCCTCATTCCGACTGGCACAGCGAGAACATGACCACAATGCGACACGCTCCGGGTGCAATCCGTCTGTGCTGGCACTGCGATAACCAGCTGCGCGATCAGTTCACGGAACGGCTGGAATCAATGGCAACGGATAACTGTGCCCGCTGGATGTTGTCTGTTGTGCGTCGGGATCTCGGTTTTGATGACAGTCACGTTGTGACAATGCCGGAACTGTGCTGGTGGCTGATTCGTAATGACCTGGCGGATGCCTTACCGGAAAGTGCAGCCCGTAAGGCACTGAGATTACCGAAGCCTGTTGTGCCGTCTGTCACCCGGGAAAGTGACCTTGTGCCTTCGGTTCCTGCCACCAGCATCATCCAGGATAAGGCGAAAAAGGTGCTGGCGCTGAAAGTGGATCCGGAGTCGCCGGAGTCTTTTATGTTACGCCCAAAACGTCGCCGCTGGGTTAATGAAAAGTACACGCGCTGGGTTAAGACACAGCCGTGTGCATGTTGTGGAAAGCCCGCTGATGATCCCCACCACCTGATAGGTCACGGTCAGGGTGGAATGGGAACAAAAGCGCATGACCTTTTTGTGTTGCCTTTGTGCAGAAAGCATCACGACGAGCTGCATGCGGATACCGTGGCATTTGAAGAGAAGTATGGCTCTCAGCTGGAGCTGATATTTCGTTTTATCGATCGTGCGCTGGCAATTGGCGTATTGGCGTAAGTGGAGAACGAGCATGAACCTTGAAGCCTTACCAAAATATTACTCCCCAAAATCTCCAAAATTGAGCGATGACGCACCGGCGACAGGCTCAGGTGGTTTAACGATTACGGATGTGATGGCTGCGCAGGGGATGGTGCAGTCGAAAGCACCGCTTGGGTTTGCCTTATTCCTGGCAAAAGTTGGTGTTCAGGATCCTCAATTTGCGATTGAAGGTCTGCTCAATTACGCGATGGCACTGGATAACCCGACATTGAACAAATTGAGTGAAGAAACCCGGTTACAGATCATCCCTTACCTTGTGAATTTTGCCTTTGCTGATTATTCCAGGTCTGCGGCAAGTAAGGCTCGCTGTGAGCATTGTGCTGGTACTGGATTTCATAATGTATTGCGCGAAGTGGTGAAACACTCCAGAAGCGGGGAATCTGTTATCAAGGAAGAGTGGGTGAAGGAACTATGTCAGCATTGTCATGGTAAGGGAGAAGTCAGCACAGCGTGCAGAGGGTGTAAGGGTAAAGGTATTGTCCTGGATGAAAAAAGGACCCGGCTTCATGGCACGCCTGTTTATAAGATTTGTGGGCGTTGCAATGGAAACCGGTTTAGCCGTTTACCAACCACACTGGCGCGGCATCATGTCCAGAAGCTGGTACCAGACCTGACGGATTATCAGTGGTACAAAGGATATGCAGATGTCATTGATAAACTGGTTACAAAGTGCTGGCAGGAAGAAGCATATGCAGAGATACAATTGAGAAATGTGACAAGATAAATGGTTTTCGCCGAAGATGACGACATGATGCTTGCATTTTTCAAAAAATATGGATAAGATTTTCCCAACGATGGGCTTTGTATGTCTACCGTTGATAAGATTTAAGAACCCGCCACTGAGCGGGTTTTTTTGTGCCAGATGTCTCATGAAACTATGAAATGGATTGGTGCGTTAAACATTTTTTCTTATTATCTTTTAGATTTTGGAGAGATGGTTAACGTCTGTATTCCAGAAACTCGATGATTATTTAATAAATTAGTTTCAATGATGCTTCTAGGTTATGACTGTAATGAAAAAGGTATTAATAGCAGCGATAGGTTTTTGTTTAGTTGGTTGTGCAGGTATGAAATTACCTGAGTATTCGCAAGTTAAAGCAAGTCCGTATTATACAGATTGCCGTGCGTTTGCCATGGATGTTTATAAAAATGATGGATACAGCAAAATTGCGAAAACTACTATCCTTAGCATGGATGATGTGAAGGCTAGATATATTGTGACAGGGTGTGTAGTTGCTATGGGGAAAAACACTGTAGAGGAAATCAAAGCTGATCTCTCTGCTAAAGGGAGTTCTTTTGGGCTTATCAGTGGAGCTTGTTCTAGTGCGGCATGTCGGGTTGATGTAGAGCAGCAAATGAACGCTTATGTACTTGGTAGTTATTATGCTGCAAATAAAAAATTCCCGGATAAAATGAAAGCAGAGTTTTAAGTAAACCTTGTTTTCGATTATATGTCGAAGATAAATGTTAGTAACGGCATAATAAGTAAATATATAGCTGTGATAGCAACCCGCCACTGAGCGGGTTTTTTGTACCTGTAAACTTGGTGCAGTACAGTAAACACGCTGGTGGTCGTGAATACTGACTTTTTATCTTGCTGGCTTTTTAGACAAGAGTTATTGGTATGTCATGTTAACCAGAAGGGAAAAAGACATGATAAAACAGCAAGATATGACAGAAACCGCCGCCGCAGTCCTTCATTTCTTACCTGCTGACAAGTGGGTAACGCCACGCATGATGACGAGAACTACCGGAGTAAGCGAAGCCCAGTGCCAGTTAATACTGACTCAGTTAGTTCTGGCGGGTCTGGCGAAGGATAACGGCGGGTACGGGAATAAATTCAGACGCTGCCAGTAATGGCGGTTTCCTGCTGTGAAAATGGGCGGCTGGTGGGTGTTGGTAGCACCTGCCAGCCATTCGCTCATGCTTACTGGTCACAAGCGAACCACGGCCCACTGCTTTAGCGCAAAAGCAGAGTGAGCCTACCAGAGTTACGCTTACTGATCCATGAAAAATACTGTAAAAATAAACAGTGTTGATTTAATCAACGCTGATTGCCTGCATTTTATTCAGTCCCTGCCTGATAACTCCATTGATCTGATTGTTACCGATCCGCCGTACTTCAAAGTGAAGCCCAACGGCTGGGACAATCAGTGGAAAGGGGACGAAGATTACCTGAAGTGGCTGGACCACTGTCTGGCCCAGTTCTGGCGGGTACTGAAACCAGCCGGAAGCCTTTACCTGTTCTGTGGGCATCGCCTGGCATCTGATATTGAGATCATGATGCGTGAACGTTTCAACGTGCTTAACCATATCATCTGGGCGAAGCCGTCCGGACGTTGGAATGGGTGTAATAAAGAAAGTCTGCGTGCATATTTTCCTGCCACAGAGCGCGTTCTGTTTGCTGAACATTACCAGGGGCCATATCGCGGCAAAAGTGACGGCTATGCGGCAAAAGAAAGGGAACTCAAACAGCACATAATGGCACCGCTGATATCGTATTTCAGGGATGCTCGTGCCGAACTGGGTATAACGGCAAAACAAATTGCCGAAGCCACAGGTAAGAAAAATATGGTTTCCCACTGGTTTGGTGCCAGTCAGTGGCAGTTGCCGAATGAGGCTGACTATCGGAAGTTACAGGCACTGTTTTCCCGTATAGCGGCAGAGAAGTTTCAGGAACAACAACTGGAACAACCACACCACCAGCTGGTGGCATCTTATGATTCACTGAATCGCAAATATTCTGAATTGCTGGATGAGTTTAAATCTCTCCGGCGCTATTTCTCCGTATCAGTCTCCGTGCCTTATACCGATGTCTGGATGCATAAACCCGTTCAGTTCTACCCGGGTAAACATCCGTGTGAGAAACCTGCGGATATGCTCCGGCAAATAATCAATGCCAGTAGTCGACCTGGTGATCTGGTTGCTGATTTTTTTATGGGATCCGGTTCCACAATAAAAGCAGCAATGGCGCTGGGGCGTCGGGCCTTAGGTGTTGAGCTTGAGTCAGAGCGGTTTAACCAGACAGTGAAAGAGATAAACGAGCTGGTGGGGAAATAATCTGGTGGCCACGTAGGTGGCCTTTTTATTTCCATTACACAGCACCCGCATCTGCGAGGTGGGGTTATGAAATCCATGGATAAGTTAACAACGGGTGTCGCCTATGGCACCTCAGCAGGTAGTGCCGGGTACTGGTTTTTACAGTTGCTCGATAAAGTCACGCCCTCACAGTGGGCGGCAATAGGTGTGCTAGGTAGTCTGGTATTTGGCTTGCTGACGTATCTGACAAACCTTTATTTCAAGATTAAAGAAGATAAGCGTAAGGCTGCGAGAGGTGAATAATGTCGCCATCATTACGCAAGGCTGTTGCTGCTGCTATTGGTGGTGGGGCTGTTGCCATAGCGTCTGTGCTCATCACTGGTCCGAGTGGTGACGATGGCCTGGAAGGTGTCAGCTACATACCATACAAAGATATCGTTGGCGTATGGACTGTATGTCACGGACACACCGGAAAAGACATCATGCTAGGTAAAACGTATACCGAAGCAGAATGCAAAGCCCTCCTGAATAAAGACCTTGCCACGGTCGCCAGACAAATTAACCCGTACATCAAAGTCGATATACCGGAAACAACGCGCGGCGCTCTTTACTCGTTCGTCTACAACGTGGGTGCTGGCAATTTCAGAACATCGACGCTTCTTCGCAAAATCAACCAGGGCGATATCAAAGGCGCATGTGACCAGCTACGTCGCTGGACATACGCTGGCGGTAAGCAATGGAAAGGCCTGATGACTCGTCGTGAGATTGAGCGTGAAGTCTGTTTGTGGGGGCAACAATGAGCAGAGTAACCGCGATTATCTCCGCTCTGGTTATCTGCATCATCGTCTGCCTGTCGTGGGCGGTCAATCATTACCGTGATAACGCCATCGCCTACAAAGAACAGCGTGATAAAAAAGTCAGTGAGCTGAAGCAGTCGATCGCCACCATCGCTGACATGCAGCAGCGTCAGCGTGATGTTGCTGCACTCGATGCAAAGTACTCGAGAGAATTAGCCAATGCGAAAGCTGAAAATGAAACTCTGCGCGCTGATGTTGCCGCTGGTCGTCGTCGGTTGCACATCAAAGCAGTCTGTCAGTCAGTGCGTGAAGCCACCACCGCCTCCGGCGTGGATAATGCAACCAGCCCCCGACTGGCAGACACCGCTGAACGGGATTATTTCACCCTCAGAGAACGGTTGATGACGATGCAGAAGCAACTGGAAGGGGCGCAGGAATATATCCGCACCCAGCGCATTAAGTAGCTGGAGAAAAAACACGAATCTGTGGTTTTTACTGAGCGCGGTGTACACGGTGGAACATATGGCGGGAAGTTTGTTGCTTATGATTATGCAGCATGGCTAAACCCCGGATTTAAATATGCAGCCTATAAAGTCCTGGATGACTACTTCACCGGAGAACTTCAGCATCGCAACAGCTTAAGTGCGCAGCTCAATATGAAGTGTCATGAGTTTGATCAGAAAAAAGATATGGCGAGCTTCTGTGGACAAGGGCTGGCGGCATGGCGCTATACGAAGCCAGTGTTGGTCGCTGAGATTAACTCCCTGGCTAACCAGCTGCAGATAACGATCCCCGGGCTGTCCGGTATTTGCCGGTATGAAATTACCGGAAGGCGCGGTCGTTACTGAGTAAGAGCAGGCATTACAGCAGCCCTTCACTGAGGGGCTGCGATAATGTGAGGAATAAAAAACCGGCAGGGGAAATCCATTGAAGATTTGCCGGTGGCAAAAGATGGCCATGCTTTTAACCTTAGTAGCAGAGCTACGGAGTTCAACAACGACCGTCGCCGTTATCTTGCTGAAAGGCGTTTCAATGATTTTCATCAATTTATTCATCAGCAATGGTGATAATCACTCTCATTTTGGCGGGTCCTTCCGGTGGGGTGGCCTGCCACGGGGCGGGAGCGTCGCGGAAAAAGGCTAGTTTTTGCATTTCCATGGCGGCGGCAGCATGTTTGGTAATTTATTGATAATTAAAAGTTATTTCTCTTTTCACCTGTACAATATTTTTTTCTCCCTGTCATTAGACCAGTTTGCAATTAATTGAAATATATAAATAAACCTGATTTTCACCTGCCAGATGGAGTTGCTTATGTCAAATGTGAGCGGGATCGGTGATGCTTATTACTGGAGTGTTTTTAAAATCGCCGAGGCCTTTGGGCTTCACCGGGACACAGTAAAAAAACGGCTCCTCGCGGCCAACACTCCTGTGGCTGCGACTGTCAGGGGGAACCCCGTTTACGCCCTGCAGCATGTCGGGCCTGCCCTGTTTAGTGTGAAGCATGAGGCAGCAGACTCTGTTCATGATCCATCCCGTATGGAGCCGAAAGAGAGAAAGGACTGGTACCAGTCTGAAAATGAAAGGATCAAGCTGGAAAAGGAGCAGCGAAAACTCATCCCCGTTGATGAAGTAGTCATCGTCTATTCGTCCATGAGAAAGGCTGTCGTCCAGGTTCTGGAGACAATTCCGGATGTTCTTGAACGCGATTGCGCCCTGACTCCTCAGGCCGTCGGCGTTGTACAGCAGGCCATTGATGACCTGCGATACACTCTTCAGGAAAAATCCTACGAGGCTTGTGCTGCTGAAATAATTCTTGATGAGGAAGGAGAGAGTCTCTAGGAGGAATAATGGGTTTTTCGTCAGCCCGAAATTTGGGAAGGGACATATCGGCAGGATTTTCCCCACCACGTCGCATGCCGATTTCGGAGGCTGTTAAAAAATTCATGCGTGTTCCCAAGGGGGCTGGTAACTCGGTGCCATGGGATCCTGAACTGACACCCTACATCATTGAGCCCATGAACTGCCTGGCATCGCGTGAATACGATGCGGTGATTTTTGTTGGTCCTGCGCGAACAGGGAAGACCATTGGTCTGATCGATGGATGGATTGTCTATACCATCGTTTGCGATCCTTCGGACATGCTCGTTGTGCAGATGACCGAAGATAAGGCCCGCGAGCATTCTAAAAAGCGCCTCGACAGAACGTTCAGAAGCAGTGCGGCGGTAAAGAAAAGAATGAGTCCACGTCGTAACGACAATAATGTCCATGATAAGACGTTCAGGGATGGCTCGTTCCTTAAAATTGGTTGGCCCTCGGTCAACATTATGTCGTCGTCGGATTACCGGTTTGTCGCCTTAACCGATTACGACCGTTTTCCGGAGAATATCGACAGCGAGGGTGATGGTTTCTCCCTGGCCTCAAAACGTACCACCACATTTATGTCCGCCGGGATGACTCTGGTGGAGAGCTCGCCGGGACGTGACATCTGCGACAGCAAATGGCGACGTAAGTCGCCTCATGAAGCGCCACCGACGACTGGTATTCTTTCCCTTTACAATCGTGGTGACCGCCGCCGCTGGTACTGGCCATGTCCGCACTGCGGTGAATATTTTCAGCCAGCCATGGATGCCATGACCGGCTACCGTAATGAACCGGATCCCTTTAAAGCCAGTGAGGCGGCGTATCTACTTTGCCCGCACTGCAGCGGCATTATCACTGCGGAGGAAAAGCGTGAGCTCAATAGTGCAGGAGTCTGGTTGCGTGAAGGGCAGGTCATTGATCGTAACGGCAACGTTTCCGGTGAACCGCGCCGCTCCCGTATCGCCAGTTTCTGGATGGAAGGGCCAGCTGCTGCGTATCAGACCTGGGCGCAACTGGTTTACAAATTACTGACTGCAGAACAGGAGTATGAAGCGACAGGAAGCGAAGAAACACTCAGGGCGGTTATCAACACCGACTGGGGATTGCCTTATCTTCCTCGTGCCAGCATGGAGCAACGAAAAAGTGAATTGCTTGAGCAGCGGGCAGAGCCAGTTCCTTCCCGCAGTGTGCCGGATGGCGTTAATTTCCTTGTGGCGACAGTGGATGTGCAGGCGGGACGTCATCGCCGTTTTGTGGTTCAGGTAACGGGCTATGGCAGCCGTGGCGAACGCTGGATTATTGATCGTTACAACATCACGCAGTCATTGCGCGGTGACAGCGACGGGGAGAGCCAGCGAATTGATCCGGCCAGCTATCCGGAAGACTGGGATGTCCTGCTGACGGATGTTTTTCATAAAAGCTGGCCGCTGGCCTCCGATCCTTCTCAACAAATGCGACTGATGGCAATGGCGGTGGACTCCGGCGGTGAAGACGGGGTCACTGATAATGCCTATAAATTCTGGCGTCGTTGCCGTCGTGATGGCCTTGGTAAACGTATTTACCTGTTTAAGGGCGACAGCATCCGGCGCGCAAAACTGATCACCCGTACATTCCCTGATAACACCGGACGAACGGGCCGACGGGCGCAGGCCGCAGGTGATGTGCCGCTCTGGCTTCTTCAGACGGATGCCCTGAAAGACCGGGTGAATAACGCGTTATGGCGTGACTCTCCAGGTCCCGGCTATGTGCATTTCCCTGACTGGCTGGGGAGCTGGTTTTACGACGAACTGACGTATGAAGAGCGGAGCAGTGACGGGAAATGGAGTAAGCCGGGTCGCGGTGCCAACGAAGCTTTTGACCTGATGGTGTATGCCGAGGCTCTGGTCATTCTGCATGGATACGAAAAGATCCGCTGGCCGGATGCACCGGAGTGGGCGAGCCGGGAAACCTGGCTGGAGTGTGTCCCGGACAGTACCGAACCGTCACCCACACCGGAACCGGTATCCACGCCTGTTAAAAAACAAAAACGGAAGAAAACAGTAACTGACGATGTTAACCCCTGGCTGACTTCCGGAGGATGGTTATGAACCAGAATGATATCGAAGCCATGATTCAGCGTTATACGGAAGCTGAAATGGCGGTGCTGGACGGAAAATCCGTCACCTTTAATGGTCAGCAGATGACCATGGAAAACTTATCTGAGATCCGGCAGGGACGGCAGGAGTGGGAGCGCCGCCTTGCGGCTCTGATTACACGACGACGGGGGCATCCCGGGTACCGGCTGGCGAGGTTCTGATGGCTATTCTTGATGATGTGATTGGCGTTTTTTCACCAGGATGGAAAGCGGCAAGGCTGCGTTCCCGTGCGGTGATCCAGGCTTATGAGGCCGTAAAAACGACGCGGACACACAAAGCCCGGCGGGAAAACCGAACTGCCGACCAGTTAAGCCAGTACGGGGCCGTGTCGTTACGTGAGCAGGCCCGCTACCTTGATAACAACCACGATCTGGTTATTGGTGTATTTGACAAGCTGGAAGAACGGGTGGTGGGGAAAAACGGGATTATTGTCGAGCCACATCCGGTATTACGCAATGGGGCCATTGCCCGTGATCTGGCAGCGGAGATTCGCACCCGATGGAGTGAATGGTCTGTCAGCCCGGAAGTCACCGGGCAGTTTACCCGTCCGATGCTGGAACGTCTGATGCTGCGTACCTGGCTGCGCGATGGTGAGGTGTTTGCCCAGATGGTTTCCGGGCGCATAAACAGCCTGACGCCTTCTGCCGGTGTTCATTTCTGGCTGGAGGCGCTCGAGCCAGACTTTATTCCCATGACCAGTGATGAGAGCAACAGGCTGAATCAGGGCGTGTTTGTTGATGACTGGGGGCGTCCCGAAAAATATCTGGTGTATAAAGGCCGTCCCGTATCCGGACGGCAGATGGAAACCAAAGAAGTGGATGCAGAGCGAATGCTGCATCTTAAATTTGTTCGCCGTCTGCACCAGATGCGCGGGACGTCTTTGTTGTCCGGTGTGCTGATCCGCCTCAGTGCCCTGAAAGATTATGAAGATTATGAGCTGACTGCAGCAAGGATCGCCGCTGCTCTGGGGATGTACATCCGGAAAGGCGACGGGCAGAGCTATGAACCGGATGGTAATGGCAGCAAGGAGAATGAACGCGAGCTTACCATTCAGCCAGGCATTATTTACGACGATCTGAAACCCGGCGAAGAAATCGGAATGGTGAAGTCGGATCGTCCCAATCCTAACCTTGAAACTTTTCGTAATGGTCAGTTGCGTGCCGTGGCGGCGGGCAGTCGTCTGAGTTTTTCCAGTACGGCACGCAACTATAACGGCACTTACAGCGCCCAGCGTCAGGAACTGGTTGAGTCTACTGATGGCTACCTGATCCTGCAGGACTGGTTTATTGGTGCCGTCACCCGCCCGATGTATCGTGCCTGGCTGAAACAGGCTGTGGCATCCGGTGTTATCAGGCTACCCCGCGATCTTGACCGTTCTTCACTGTATACCGCGGTGTATTCCGGACCGGTGATGCCGTGGATTGACCCTGTTAAGGAGGCTGAGGCCTGGAAAATCCAGATTCGTGGTGGAGCGGCGACAGAATCAGACTGGGTACGTGCTGGTGGTCGTAATCCGGATGATGTCAAACGTCGGCGCAAGGCCGAAATTGATGAAAACCGCAAGCTGGATCTGGTATTTGATACCGATCCGGCCAGTGATAAAGGAGGCAGCAGTGCCGCAACGAAACGACAGGAGCCGCAGCACACCGACGACCAGTCCGAAGAATAATTCCTGGTTCAGGATGCAGGCTGGTCACCAGAGTGACGCGGATATTTATATTTATGACGAGATTGGTTTCTGGGGTGTTACAGCGAAGCAGTTTATCAGTGATCTGAATGCACTGGGCGATATCACCCACATTAATCTCCATATTAATTCACCGGGTGGCGATGTCTTTGAAGGCATCGCCATTTTTAATGCGCTGAAAACACATGGTGCGTCCATTACCGTTTATGTCGACGGTGTGGCGGCGTCAATGGCGTCGGTCATTGCGATGGTGGGAAACCCGGTCATTATGCCGGAAAACACCTTCATGATGATTCATAAACCATTTGGCTTTACGGGCGGTGATGCGGAGGACATGCGCACCTATGCCGACCTGCTCGATAAGGTTGAGGCGGTTCTGTTACCCGCTTATGCACAGAAAACCGGGAAAACCACCGATGAAATTGCTGCCATGCTGGCGGATGAGACCTGGATGTCCGGTGCCGAATGTCTGGCACATGGATTTGCTGATCAGGTAACGCCAGCCGTTAAGGCAATGGCATGTATTCAGTCAAAACGTACAGAGGAATTTAAAAAGATGCCGGAATCCATTCGAAACATGATTACTCCGCCACGCAACAGTGCTCCACGCGTACAGGATGATGAACCTGCAGCCTCCCGGACGCCAGTGCAGGCAGCAGCACCCGTGGTGGATGAAAACAGTATCCGTGCGCAGGTACTGGCAGAGCAAAAAGCGCGTGTAAACGGTATTAATGATCTGTTTGCCATGTTTGGCGGGCGTTATCAGACACTGCAGGCTCAGTGTCTTGCCGATCCTGAATGTTCGCTGGAGCAGGCCCGCGAAAAGCTGTTGAACGAGATGGGGCGCGAGTCCACGCCATCCAATAAAAATACCCCGGCTCATATTTATGCCGGTAACGGTAATTTTGTGGGGGACGGGATCCGCCAGGCGCTGATGGCGCGTGCCGGATTTGAAAAAACCGAACGTGATAATGTCTACAACGGGATGACCCTGCGTGAATATGCCCGTATGTCACTGACTGAACGGGGTATTGGGGTTTCCAGTTATAACCCGATGCAGATGGTCGGTGCGGCGTTCACACACAGTACGTCTGACTTCGGTAATATTCTGCTGGATGTTGCGAACAAAGCCATTTTGCAGGGCTGGGAAGATGCCCCTGAAACCTATGAACAGTGGACGCGGAAAGGTCAGTTGTCTGATTTTAAAATTGCCCATCGTGTGGGTATGGGGGGCTTCAGTGCTCTGCGTCAGGTGCGTGAAGGGGCGGAATATAAATACGTCACCACCGGAGATAAACAGGCCACTATTGCACTGGCGACCTATGGCGAGCTGTTCAGTATCACCCGTCAGGCCATTATCAATGATGATCTGAATATGCTGACCGATGTCCCGATGAAACTGGGCCGTGCGGCGAAATCCACTATTGCCGATCTGGTTTATGCCATTCTGACGTCTAACCCGAAAATCTCCACAGATAATGTAAGTCTGTTCGATAAAGCGAAACATGCAAACGTACTGGAGAGCGCTGCAATGGACGTGGCATCGCTGGATAAAGCCCGCCAGTTGATGCGCGTTCAGAAAGAGGGGGAGCGTCATCTGAATATTCGTCCTGCGTTCGTACTGGTACCGACGGCGATGGAGTCTGTTGCTAACCAGGTCATTCGCTCCTCAAGTGTCAAGGGGGCTGACATTAACGCCGGTATTATTAACCCGGTGAAAGATTTTGCGACCGTTATTGCAGAGCCTCGTCTTGATGATAACAGCCAGACCACTTTCTACCTGGCTGCGTCCAAAGGCTCCGATACGATTGAAGTGGCTTATCTCAACGGTGTGGATACGCCATATATTGATCAGATGGAGGGCTTCAGTGTGGATGGCGTGACAACGAAAGTGCGTATTGACGCCGGTGTCGCGCCAGTTGATCACCGCGGTCTGGTGAAATGTACGGCGTAAACGTCGCAGACAACAACTCTGATGGCCCGTAAGGGCTTTTTTTGTACCTGAAATCAGCCCCTGAACGGGGCTGTGCGGAGACAGTTATGGCAAAGAATTTTGTAGAAGAAGGAAAAACGGTGGCGATTGTTGCCAGTGCAGCCATCAGCAGCGGAGATCTGGTGCAGGTGGGCGATGTTTTTGCGGTGGCGCTGACCGATATTCCACAGGGTGAAACAGGCGACGGCCTGACCGAAGGTGTGTTTATGCTGCCTAAGCTGAAAACGGATGACATGAAAACGGGTAAGAAGGTTTATCTGAAGTCCGGAAAAGTTCAGCTGACTAACAGCGGCTCTGATCCGCTGGTCGGGGTTGTCTGGGCAGATGCCGGAACCAGTGCAGAAGAAGTGCCGGTAAAACTCAATGTCTGATCCCTTTTCCCGGCTGGCAGCGCGTATGGATGCTATCACGGTCAGAAAGATGGGAAAGACAGCCTCGATTAATGATGTCGATATGACTGTGATCCCGGGAGAAACACTGGCAGAGCTGAATGCTCTGTCCGGGCCTGCGGTCTCTCTGGTGGTGTTTTCTTCGGGATACCGCCCACGGCGCGGGGATCGCGTTGTTTATGACGGACAACAATGGACGGTCACACGGCATGAACGCTTTAACGGTAAGCCAATGATCTTTATTGAGTAAAGAGGTGTGGGATGAAGGGGCTTGAGAATGCCATCCGCAATCTGAACAGCCTTGATACCCGTATGGTGCCACAGGCCAGCGCATGGGCGATAAACCGTGTGGCACAGAAAGCGGTCTCGGTTGCCACCCGGCAGGTTGCCGGGAATACCGTTGCGGGAGATAACCAGGTGAAAGGGATCCCCCTGAAACTGGTACGTCAGCGTGTCCGGGTGTTTAAAGCCAGTCCGTCAGGAAAAATGACGGCCAGGATCCGCGTTAACCGGGGCAATCTGCCCGCCATCAAACTGAACACAACACGGCGGCGTGCTGGTGAAGGACTGAGAGTGGGAAAATACTTTTTCCGGGGGGGGGCATTTGTTCAGCAACTGGCGAATGGCCGCTGGCATGTTCTGAGGCGTCTTCCTGAAGCGCGTTTTGCAACAGGGCATGACCATCAGGGCAGGCCAAGAAAAAATCGTCTTCCTGTGGAGGTAGTGAAAATCCCGCTGTCCGGACCGCTGACACAGGCATTTGAAGATGCCCGCGACCGCATCATTGCTGCGGAAATGCCGAAACAGCTGGGGTATGCACTGAAACAACAACTGAGATTATGGCTGACCCGATGAACCGACATACACAAATCCGCCAGGTCGTACTGGCACGCCTTCGGGAACAGTGTGGAGACAGCGCCACGTTTTTGACGGGCTTCCGGCATTTATTGATGCGCAGGAACTGCCTGCCGTGGCGGTGTGGCTGAGTGATGCTCAGTACACCGGAAAAATGACGGATGAAGATGACTGGCAGGCTGTTCTGCATATTGCCGTCTTCATCCGGGCACAGGCACCGGATTCAGAGCTGGATATGTGGATGGAGAGCACCATTTTTCCTGCCCTGAATGATATACCGGCACTTTCCGGACTCATCGACACCCTGATCCCACTCGGTTTTAACTATCAACGTGATAATGAGATGGCCACCTGGGCGATGGCGGAAATCACGTACCAGATCACGTACACGAATTAAGGAGGTGGTAATGACCACACCAAATCCACTGGCAAAGACGAAAGGTGCGGGGACGACGTTCTGGATGTATACCGGCAACGGCGATGCGTTTGCGAATCCTTTGTCGGACACTGACTGGCTGCGTCTTGCGATGGTGAAGGATCTGCAACCTGGCGAAATGACCGCTGATGCAGAAGATGACACTTATCTCGATGATGAAGATGCAGACTGGAAAACGACAACCCAGGGGCAGAAATCCGTCGGTGATACTTCGGCGACGCTGGCCTGGCGTCCGGGTGACAGCGGGCAGAAAAAACTGGTTCAGTTGTTCGACTCCGGTGAAGTCTGCGCGTTTCGTATCAAATATCCCAACGGCACTGTTGATGTTTTCCGTGGCTGGCTGAGCTCACTGGGTAAAACCATTGCCTCAAAAGACGTGATGACCCGCACAGTGAAAATCAGCGGTGTGGGGCGTCCGTATCTGGCAGAGGAAGGCACTGAAACTGTGGGCGTTACCGGGCTGACGGTGGCACCGGCATCTGCCAGTGTAAAAGTGGGAGCAACCACCACGCTGACCTTTACAGTAAAACCTGACGGAGCCAGTGACAAAGCGATCAGTGTGCATTCGACAGATCCACAGACTGCCACGGTGACCCTGAACGGGCTTGTGGCCACGGTGAAAGGCGTGAAGCAGGGCAGTGTCAGCATTGTGGGCATGACTTCTGACGGCGATTTTGTGGCAGTGGCTGCGGTGGCTGTCAGCGCCGCAGGTTAACAGGACGATACTCATCATTTGCCCCGGTTATCCGGGGCTTTTTTGCAGGTGGAGAACATGATGTTTCTGAAACAGGGCACGTTTAATTATGAAAAGCAGTCCGTGGTGCTCAGTGAGCTATCCGGGCTGCAGAGAATTGAATATCTGGCGTTTGTTCAGCAGCGAACGGCAAAGTTTGATGCCGAAGAGGGAGAACTGCCGGAGGCTGAACGACAGATTGCTTTTCTGCGGATGGGGATGGATATCAATGCCTGGCTGGTTTCCCGCTCACTGTGGAATGCGGAACAGTCTCAGGATGTTGAGACGCTTTGCGCATCCGTTATTACAACATGGTCGTATGATGCCCTGGGAGCGGGGGCGGAGATGGTTCTGTCGCTGAGCGGTATGGGAGCCATTGAGAATGCCGGGGATTTGGAGCATGAGGTGCTGACGCCGGAAAAGTCCTGACGCGGGAAATGCAGTTTGTCATGCGGCTTGCCCGGGAGTTCCGGCGGGCAGACTGGCGGCGGATGCTGTCGGAAATGTCGGCCACTGAGCTTGGTGAGTGGGGCGATTATTTCCGGATGCAGAGCTTCAGTGATGTGTGGATGGATGCGCAGTTTGCCTCGCTGAAGGCATTGATCGTGAGAATGGTGTCCGGTAGCAGTGATGCTGCGGTGGCTGATTTCAGCCTTTTACCGGAAGAGAACGGGATACCGGAGCGAACGGACGAAGAACTGATGCATCTTGGGGAAGGTATTTCCGGAGGTGTGCGTTATGGACCAGATAGCCAACCTGGTCATTGATTTGGGGATTGATGCGGCAGAGTTTAAAAATGAAATTCCCCGTATCAAAAACCTTCTGAATGGTGCAGCCAGCGATGCAGAACGGTCTTCTGCCCGTATGCAGCGTTTTATGGAGCGTCAGACTCAGGCCGCCCGGCAGACAATGCAGGCGGCTTCTTCGGCTGCAACAGCCGCATCCGTCCATGCGCAGACGGTGGAGAAGAGCGCACAGGCTCATGAACGCATGGCCCGCGAGGTGGAGCAAACCCGCCAGCGTATGGAGGCACTGAGCCAGAAAATGCGCGAGGAACAGGCGCAGGCCATGGCTCTGGCGGAGGCTCAGGATAAAGCGGCTGCCGCGTTTTATCGTCAGATTGACAGTGTGAAACAGGCCAGTGCGGGGCTGCAGGAATTACAGCGTATTCAGCAGCAGATCCGACAGGCCAGAAACAGTGGCGGGATTGGTCAGCAGGATTATCTGGCGCTGATTTCTGAGGTTACGGCGAAAACCCGTGTTCTTACGCAGGCTGAGGAAGAGGCTACCCGACAGAAAGTGGCGTTTATCCGTCAGCTTAAAGAGCAGGCAACCCGCCAGAATCTTTCTTCTTCTGAGTTGCTTCGTGCTAAGGCTGCCCAGCTGGGGGTAAGCAGTGCTGCAGAAGTGTATATCCGCAAAATGGAGCAGGCAGGAAAAGCCACGCATTCGCTGGGTCTGAAAAGTGCAGCGGCCCGCCAGGAGATAGGCGTTCTGATAGGTGAACTGGCCCGCGGCAATTTAGGGGCGCTGAGGGGATCCGGGATAACGCTGGCTAACCGTGCCGGATGGATAGACACACTGATGTCACCGAAAGGCATGATGCTGGGCGGGGTTATTGGCGGTATTGCCGCGGCCGTCTATGGTCTGGGTAAAGCCTGGTATGATGGTCAGAAGGAGGGGGAAGAATTTAACCGCCAGTTGTCGCTGACGGGGCATTATGCCGGAGTCACTGCCGGGCAGCTGTGGACGCTTAGTCGTGCTATTTCCGGGAATGGTATCACGCAACATGCTGCAGCCGGTGCGCTGGCTCAGGTGGTGGGGAGTGGTGCATTTCGTGGAAGCGATATCGGTATGGTGGCGAGAGCTGCCGCACAGATGGAGCGATCGGTTGGCCAGTCGGTCAGCGATACCATAAATCAGTTTAAGCGGCTGAAGGATGATCCTGTAAATGCCGCGAAGGCTCTGGACAATGAGCTGCATTTTCTTACTGCCACTCAGCTTGAGCAGATACGCGTCCTTGGGGAGCAGGGGCGGTCCAGTGATGCTGCACGGATAGCCATGTCTGCACTGGCAGAGGAAACCGGTCGGCGTACTGCGGATATTGATAATAACCTCAATGCGCTTGGCAGTACGCTGAAGTATCTGTCTGATTTGTGGAGTCGTTTCTGGGATGCGGCCATGAATATTGGTCGTGAAGACTCGCTGGATGAACAGATTGCCGCTTTACAGGAGAAAGTGTCGCGGGCGAAAAGACTCCCCTGGACGGCATCATCTTCTCAGGTTGAATACGATCAGCAGCGTCTTAACGATCTTCAGGAGAAAAAACGCCAGAAGGATTTGCAGGATGCAAAAGAGCAGGCAGAGCGGAATTATCAGGAGCAACAGAAACGCCGTAATGCTGAAAATGCTGCACTGAACCGGATGAATGAAACGGAAGCAGCACGACATCAGCGTGAAATTGCGCGTATTAATGCCATGCAGTACGCCGATCAGGCTGTCAGGGATGCGGCGATACAACGTGAAAATGAACGTTACGAGAAAGCCCTGGCATCCGGTAAGAAAAAAACACGTGAAACCCGTAATGATGAGGCCACCCGGTTATTGCTGCAGTACAGTCAGCAACAGGCACAGGTGGAAGGACAGATTGCTGCTGCCAGACAGTCAGCAGGCATTGCCACGGAAAGGATGACAGAAGCGCATAAACAGCTTCTGGCTCTGCAGCAGCGCATCAGCGACCTGGACGGGAAAAAACTGACGGCAGATGAAAAGAGTGTGCTGGCCCGTAAAGATGAACTGATTCAGGCACTGACGCTGCTGGATGTAAAACAGCAGGAGCTTCAGAAACAGACGGCACTCAACGAGCTGAAGAAAAAAACAATTCAGCTGACCAGTCAACTGGCTGAAGAAGAGCGCGCTCAGCGTCAGCAACATGACCTGGATATCGCCACGGTGGGTATGGGTGATCAGCAGCGACAGCGATATCAGGTACAACTGAGTCTTCGCCAGAAATACCAGCAACAGCTGGAGCAGTTGAGGCGGGATAGTGAGCAGAAAGGGACATATAACACGGATGACTACAGAAAGGCCGAGCAGGCGCTGACGGAGAGCCTGAACCGACAACTGAATGAGAATCGCCGTTACTGGCAACAGCTTGAAGTTGTGCAGGGTAACTGGAAAAACGGAGTCCTGCGTGCATTTCAGGATTTTACCGTGGATGCAGATAATACGGCAGAAACAGCAGAACAGGTGTTCTCGTCAGCCTTCAGCAACATGGGAAATGGCCTGGCAACTTTTGTCACTACCGGCAAACTCAATTTCAAATCCTTCACCTCTTCTGTGCTGTCAGATATGGCGAAAATCCTGGCGCAGGCAACCATGATGAAATCGATAAAAGGGATTGGCAGTGTACTGGGATTTGATCTCAGCAGCCTTTCCCTGAATGCCAATGGGGGGATTTATCAGTCTGCTGATTTGAGTCGTTACAGTGGCACGGTGGTTAACCGTCCGACGTTTTTTGCTTTTGCAAAAGGCGCGGGTGTGATGGGGGAAGCGGGACCTGAAGCCATTCTGCCATTGCGTCGTGGTGCTGACGGTAAGCTGGGGGTTGTGGCGGATATTGGTGGTTCAGGTATGGCGATGTTTGCCCCGCAGTACAACATCGAGATCAATAACGATGGCACGAACGGGCAGATAGGTCCGGCTGCCCTGAAGGTGGTTTATGACCTTGGGAAAAAAGCGGCAGCGGACTTTATGCAACAGCAGGCCCGTGATGGTGGTCGGTTAAGTGGAGCATATCGGTAATGGAGACGTTTCACTGGAAAGTGCGCCCGGATATGAATGTGGTATCAGAGCCGAAAGTGGTGACAGTGAAGCTGGGCGATGGTTATGAACAGCGTCGTGCGGCGGGACTGAATAACCAGTTGTCGACTTACAGCGTGACGATACGTGTTCGTAAATGTGAACACCCATCTTTAAAAGCCTTTCTGGAACGGCACGGTGGCGTCCGCGCATTTCAGTGGACGCCACCTTATGACTGGAAACCGATTAGGGTGGTTTGTCGTAAATGGTCGGCAAGCGTGGGGGCGCTGTGGGTAACCATAACGGCAGATTTTGAACAGGTCGTGGCATAGGAGGCTCTGGTGCAGGATATTCCACAGGAAACACATCATGAGACGACACTCCTCACTCAGTCAGCCCAGGTGGTGCTCTGGGAAATCGATCTGACAGAGGTCGGTGGTGAACGTTATTTTTTCTGTAATGAGCAGAACGAAAAAGGTGAGCCGGTTACCTGGCAGGGGCGGCAGTATCAGGCATACCCCATTCAGGGGACGGGATTTGAACTGAACGGCAAGGGCAGTGCTGCCCGTCCGACACTGACGGTTTCTAACCTGCACGGCATGGTCACGGGGATGGCGGAAGACCTGCAGAGTCTGGTCGGCGGAACGGTGGTCAGGCGTAAGG